GACGGCGGCCGTGTAGGTCCCTCCGCGCTTCGACAGGAAGGCCTTGGTGCCCTGGATCCGGAAATTGCCGCCGATCTCGCGGGCAAGTCGCTCGCCCATATGGATGAAGCTCTCGTCCCGCATTTCGAAATACTCCCGCCGCACCGCCCGAAAACCCGGATCGACGTTGATGTCGGTGATCCCGGCGGTCTTCCCCGCCGCCTTGAGGATGTCCTCGACGGTCTTCTCGTCGAAATGCCGCTGCTGCGGTTCCTTTGGTTTTGCGGTGGTGTCCACGCCCTTGGCCGTGATGTTCAGGGTGCGGCCGCTGCGCGAGCCCGACGACCGGACCTCGTCCACGGTGCCGGTGAACACGGTGCGAAGCCCCTCGCCCTCCCAGCCCAGCGCCACGATGACGGGCGCGCCGATCTGGGGCAGCACGATGCGGCCTCCGGTATCGTCAACCTCGAGGTTGGCGGTATCGGAATGTGTGCCCACCTTGTCGGAAACGGTGAGCGAGATGAGAACGGGCGCCAGGGTCGACGTGATGTTGGTGCCGGCCACCATCACCATGAACTGGGCGCGCTTTGACATGGGGTCACCAGAGACGGATGGGATCGAGAAGCTGCGGTTCGCGCGGCGTCGGAACAGGAATGTCGAGAACCGTGCCGATCGGAAGCTCAACCCCTGCGCCCGCCAGCCCGGGATTGCGGTCGAGGATCTGCTCCAGAAGGCCTGGCATCGGCCGGCGGAAGCGGCGCCAGACCAACAATGACACGGTGATGCCGTCGCCCTCGACGGTGACACGTTCGATGATATCGCTCATGAGAACAGTCCCGACAGCAGCGAGAAGTACGATCCGTTGGACGGCTTGGTGGACCGCTTGACGGCAATGTCGATCTCGATCACCTGGCCCACGCCCTTCACGTCGAGGTAGCTGGAACTCTCCTGAACCTTCTCGATGACGACCCAGCCCATCTGGGCGCCATCGCCCCGCATCAGGTACTGGGGCCTCCCTGAGGCCCGCGCCTGGGAGAGCTTCTTCAGATCCTCGAGCCCGCCGAAGCGGCGCGGAAAGATGCGCGCCTTGATGCTCCAGGTCTCCGGCCCCTCGCCCACCCATTCGAGCGGCGGGCGGGTGCCCAGCACCGGCTTCTCGGCGAAGGAGGCCTCATGACCATGCTCGTACTCGGTGGCGTTGAACGGCCAGACCTCGAACTGGACGGGACCCAGGACCATCAGCATCAGGCAAACCTCAGGCCGGCGTCGGCATAGACACCGCGAAACACCTCGCGCACCTCGCGCTTCAATGCAGCGCGCACCTGCGCCGTGATCTTGGCGGCATCCGCTGCGGAACTGTTGTGGAAAGTGAATGGACCGATGGTCACGGCCGGCGCGCCACCCGTGCCATTGGCATGCACATAGCCCGACCGGCTGGGCGTGATCAGTTCGGGACCCCGCTCGCCGACGAGATAGGAACGGCCAGCATGGATTGAGCCGCCCCCGGCACGCGCCTCGGCGGGTTTCGGTTTGTCCGCCTCGCCACCTCCCAGTCCGAACATGCCGCGCACCGCACTTGCGGCACTGTTGATGGGGGCGAGGATCGAAGCGACCTGGCCGTCGAGCCAGGCTTTCAGTTCGGCAAAGACCTGCACCATGCCGTCCCACAGCGACTTGATGAGCGTGTAGCCGGCCGAGAAGAAGGCGCCGGCAAGTCCCCCCAATCTTGTGGTGACGGAACGGATGCCGGCAAAGAGCCGGTCGGCGACATCGTAGCCTGCCTGCTGCCACTGCGCCTTCTGTTCTTCCGAGAGGGTTTCGCGGGAGAACCAGCCGGAAAGGGACGAGAAGAACGAGCTCACATACTGGGAGGCCCCCTGCCAGGCCCCGGAGATCCGCGAACCGACAGCTGCCAGCCCGTCGAGCAGCGGCTGCGCCAGCCTGAGGGCAGGTGCTAACTCCTCTCCCAGCCTTGCGGCCACGCCCGAGAAGACAGCAGAGATGCGGTCCCAGTATTTCCAGATGGAATAGCCGGCGGCGGCCAGTGCGGTCACGGTGACGACGATGGTGCCCCAGACGGGCGCCGAGATCGCGCCGAGTGCTGCGCCAATGGCGGCAAGTGCGGTGCTGATCCCCGCGACACCCGGCACGGCCAGCGCCATGCCCCTCAAGCCCGCCGCAATGGTGCCGAGCGTTCCCAGCGACTGGCCGCTCATGCCTGCGAGTGCCGTCTGCAGCCCGATCATCTCGGTGGCGGCTATCCTGGCGCCGATTGCTGCCTTACCCACCGTGTTGAACCCGAAGGACAGAAGGCTCAGCACCCCGCCGCGGCCCATGAGGCCAATGAAGCGGAGGGCTGCGATGGCGGCACGGAAGCCGACAAAGGCCGCCGTGGCGGTGACGACCTTCCCCGTGAGGCCCGGATAGGCAGCGGCCAGCTTCGTCAGCTGGTCGACCAGCGGTGTCACCATGGTGATGAGATCGGACAAGACCGGAATGATGGCATTGCCAAGCGTGATCTTGAGGTTGGTCAGCACATTGTCGAAACGCTGGACGGCACTTCCGAAAGTCTTGTTGCGGTTGGCGAACTCCTTGAAGGAGGAACCCGCATAGTTGGCCTCCTCGGAAACGAGCCCGATCGAGGAGCGCACGAGGTCGAGGTTGGTGAGCAGTGGCCCGAGCCCCCGGGCCTCGTTGCCGAAGAGCTTGCTGGCAATCGCTGCCTGCTGCTCCTTCGGCAGCTTGGACAGACGTTCAAGCACGTCGACGGTGGTGCCGACCGCATCCTCCTGCATGCGCTTGGCGGTCTTGACGGCATCGAGCCCCAGGGCCTTGAAGGCGCCGCGCTGCGCCTTGGTGGCAGCCGTGCCATGGGTGAGCGCCAGCCCCATGTTGCGGAACGAGGTGGCGGCCACTTCCGTCTCCGCACCGGCCGAGATCATGGCGGAGGCAAAGGCTGCCGTCTGCTCGGCGGTGAAGCCGAACATCTTGGACTGGGCGCCGACGCGGCGCACGACGTCGAGGATTTCCGCGGCGGAAGAGGCCTGGGCATTGGAGAGGTGGTTCATGGCGTCCGACAGACGCACGGTCTGGTCGATGCTGAGATTGAGCCCGGTCATCATCTTGGCCATGGCGGTGCCGGCTTCGTCCGCCGTGATGTCGAAGGCCACGCCAATCTTGGCGGCAGCTTCCGTGAAGCGCACGAGGTCGTCCCCGGCGATACCCGCCTGACCAGCGGCAGCAGCAATCTCGGCCAGGCCATTGACGCTCAGCGGCACTTCGCGGGAAAGGGTCATCAGCCCCTTCTGGAAGTCGACAAAGGCCTGCGGCGTCGGGAAGTCGACGACCTTCTTTACGTCCGCCATGGCGCTTTCGAAGCGGGTCGCCTCTTCCACCGGTGCGCCAATGGCGGTCTTCAGCGTGTAATAGCCGGCGATCGCATCCGCCAATCCCATGCGGGCGTCGGCAAGCGCCCGGTTGTTGCGGCTGATGGCGGCATCGAGCCTGTCGCCGAAACCGATCTTCTGGCCGTTGGCGTCCTTCACGGTGCGCGAGATGCCGGCAAGGCTCCGCCCGACGGCGCGGGCCGGGCCTGTGACCTTGTCGAGGAGCTCGACGATGAGCTGGGTGGTCTGGCTCGCCATGCCTACTCCTTCCCCGCTCCGCTCAACCGCCGCGCTTCGTCATGCCAGAGCAGCGTCTCCCGCCACTCCATCTCGTCGAAGGCTGTCAGAGGTGTGGAGAGCACATGGGCGACGTCGGCGACTACACCCCGCCAGTCTTTGGCGCCCTGACTTCCCCGAAAAAACCGCCGATCACCTCGGAGGCCCGGGCGAAGTCTGCGGCGTCCATGTCCTCGACAGCAGCTTCCGGTATGCCGGACAGCAGCGCCACAAGCACGGCGCCCTGGTCAAGCTGCGAGCTCCTGCCTTCGGTTGCTTCCTCCAGCGCGCGGAGATCCCGCACCTTCGGACGGCGGAGGCTGAGTTCGGTGATGACGTTGCCGTCGACCGAGACGGGGACGGCCAGTTCGATCGTAATGGGTGCGCTCATGGTCTCTCTCCTCAACCGGTCGTGGGAATGCGCAGGATGCGGCGCTCGTCATCGATCTGGGAAGTGCCATCGAGCCGCCAGTCGCCGGCGAAGAAGTCCCAGAACAGCTTCTCCTTCTCGCCGAACCACAGCTCGTAGTGCATGACCTCATTGATCGAATAGTCATGCCCCATCAGCTCGCCGCGCTTGAAGGCTTCGGGTTCGATCTTGCCGAGCCGGCCCTCGATGATGGCCTTGGCCTCGTAGGCAACACCGGTACGCTTGTCGCGGACGACGCCATAGGCGGTGAACACCTTGGCGTCTCTCGTGCCGAGGCCGAAGCGCGTGAGGAGTTCCGGATCCCAGCCGGCGAGCTTGAAGGTGGGCTCGAGCTTCTGGATACCGACCGCCACCTCGATCTGGACACGGGAACCGCCGGCATGGTGCTCCTGGTAGATCTCCTGGAGGGCCGGAAGCTGCAGCTCGTTGAGGGTCAAATGCTTCGAGGCGGAAGGATCGTGATCGCCGCAGAACAGGTTGGCTGCTTCTAGAACAAAAATTGTACTCACGGTGTGTATCTCCCTGATTAGCCGGTGATGGCGCCGACCTGGGCGAGCAGATCGTCGAGCAACGCGTCGAGGGCGGGGCGATAGCGGGCCGACTGGATGCCGAGGTAGCGGAGCACGGGGGCCTCTTCGGCGGCGAAGTTGACGGTAAAGCGCCCCTGCCGCAGTTCCTCCGGCGAGTTCTGGTCGCGGGTGAACTTCACCTCGTAGCCCAGAATGTCGCCGTCAGCCTTGAGATCGCGGAGCGCAAAGCCGATGGTGTTGAGGACTGCCTGCACGGTCTGGCCGGTGATGTTGAAGCGGCCGAGATAGAAGCGCAGCGTCCTGAGGAACATCAGGTGGATGTAATCGCGCCCACGGGTGACGTTGTAGAAGCGCCAGAGATCGTCCTCCCCGGCATTGTCGGTGCCTACATAGACGAAGCCGCCTGACGCGATCGCTGTTTCCACCCCCATCTCGCCCCTGAGCAATACGCCCAGATTGTGGGAGAGCATCCGCTGGCCTTCGGTGGCGCCATCGGTGAGCGAGAAATTGATCGGCCGCGATGGCCCGACGATCCCCTGCACCGGCTGGTTGGCCCAGGAATGGAAGGGACGCCCCTGCTTCTCGTGATCGCGACGGACGCCGATGCCGATGACGGCGGGCGACAGCGGGACGACGGCCACCTCCGTCCCGCTCATCACGCGGACGGCCGGATCGACTGGAATGAGCCGGCTGGAGGACAGCGTTTCGCGCCAGTCGAGGGCCGCCTGCTCCGTCGTGGCAGGACCGTCGACGACCGCATGGGCGAGGAGTTTGCTGCAGACCGCCGGAAGGGCGACGCAGACGGCATTGGCATCCGTCCCGTCGCGCTGGCTGGTGAAGCCCGGCGCGCAGAGAAGCCGCGGGATGACGCCAAGCGTGGGTCCTGCATGTACAAACGCCTCGAGCCCCGTGGAAATGCCGTCGCCGACGATATTGGCGATGGTCTCGGCGACCGTATCGCCCTCGGCCACCCGGACGACGACGACCTTGGCCGCCACCTGGAATTCGCCGAGCTGGGCGTTGATCAGGCTGAGCGCCTCCGGAATGGTGCCCGACGCTCCAAGCGCCGTGCGCTTCGTCGCATCGTCCGAATACATGAACACCGGCGTATCGAGCGGGAACGCGGCAGCATCGGCTCCTGGCGCCGTGCCGATGAGCCCCACCACCGACATGTCGGACCAGACGGCGGGCCGCGGCTCGTTGTCGATGCGGGTAATCGATATGCCAAAGGTCGGATCGCTCATGAGCGGGTCTCCTCAAAATGGAAAACCCCGCACGAAGACGGGGCATGATGACTGAAGCGAAGTGTTTGGGGCGTCAGAACTGCAGGACGGGTGTCGAGACCTCGAGGCTCGCCTTTTCGGTGGAGGTGAGCGTCACATCGAGCAGCAGACGCTGGGCGCCATCGACCACGGGTTCGCCGAAAAAGCGCACTGCACGGGTGAAGCCCTCTTCGGTGACAACGATCTCGGTGACCACGATCGAACGGACATTCGTGAGGCTCAGGTGCTGGGAGAGGAATGCGAGGGAGGAGGACATCTACGAGCACCTGCTGATGACTGTGAGATCCATGGCCAGCGGCATCAGGCGATGTCCCCGATGAGGGCCCATTCATTGGTCCCGCGCTTCCAGAGCGTTGCCCCGGAATACTGACCCGAGAGCTTGAGTTTGCCGCCAACCGAACGGATGGTGACGGAACCGCCGACGGTCACCTGGCCCGCACCGTACTGGAGAATGTCGATGCGGGTGCCGACCGGGAAGGCCACGGCAGCGGCTGTCGGAATGGTCAGGGCGATGGCCGCGGCATTGTTGAGCGTCACCATGCGACCGGCGTCCCCCAGCACCAGCGTATAGGTGGTGCCAGCTTGCGCGTTCTCGGGAACGGTCGTGACGGTGTCGAACACCTGCGCGGTCGTGGCGATCTGGGTCGAGTCGGTATAGCCAGCGGCCGATGGCGCTGTCGGTGTTCCGGTCAGAGCGGGTGAGGCCAGCGGCGCCTTGGCATCGAGAGAGGCCTGAAGGTTCGTGACATCGCCGATCGCATGTGTGTGGGACGAGGCTGCCTTGGTCGCACCCAGCGTGTCGACGTAAGCGGTCGTCGCCAGCCTTGTCGAATTGTTGCCCTGTGCCTGGGTGGGGGCCGTCGGCGTGCCGGTAAGTGCCGGTGAAGCAAGCGGCGCCTTGGCGTCGAGCGACGTCTGGAGGCTCGTCACGTCCGCGATGGCGTGACCGTGAACCGCAGCAGCCTTTCCGTCGAGGGCGGACTGAGTGGCGGTCGAGATCGGCTTTGCGGTGTCGGAGGTGTTGTCGGCATTGCCAAGACCTACGTCAGTCTTGGCCAGCGTCACCGCACCCGTGCGGCCAGCGACAGAGACGACAGGGCCTACTTCGACGATGAACTCGCCCCCGTCGCTCTTCTTGAGGTAGAGCTTGCCGTCTGTGGTGTTGACGGCAATCTCGCCCAGCGCAAGGTCGGTCGTCGCCGGGACCTTGCCCGCAAGCGAGGAACGCTTGAGGCGGATGGTATTGGCCATGAAGCCTCCGGAAAGTGGATCAGTAGGCGCCGCCGTCGAGGGGGGACGTCGGCATCAGGAAGCGGGCATCGGCCTCGCCCTTCGACCAGACGTCGGAGAGGATGAAGATCGACTTCTCGATCTCGATCAGGTCGCCGGCCGAAGCGGGTGTTGCAAGGGTCAGGGTCGTACCGTTGCTGGCGGTAAAGCCTGTCCCGGCGACGAGCCGCAAGCCATTGCGATAGACGGTCAGGCGTCCGACATCGTAGCCGCCGGACACCACGAAGCTCGCCTGGCCGGCACTGGCGGTGAAGGTCTCGGTGGCAGAGGACCGGAACACGCTCGAGGCCGCGACGATCCAGACAGCTCCTGTATAGACCTTCATCAGATTG